CTTCAAATGCTCGAGGTGATTCTGATTGTTTTGCAATCTCAACCATCTCTTTAACAGAGTCATCTCCTAAACTAATAATGTTTTCAATATTAGCTTTAGCTAACTCAATATCTTTTAAATTTTCTTCTGCACCAGCATCATCTATTACTACAGGATGTTGAACAGGTGCTTCTATAGGTAAATTTTCTACTTCTTCGTTTGTAGAAAAAGCGTTAACAGGTAGGTCGGGCAATTTGTCTGGATTTACTTCGTCCAACAATTCTTGTTTCTCGTCATTAATTTCTTGTAACGATCTCATGTTTAATGCCTGTGCTATCTTATCATCGCTCATATACTATTTATCCTTCTTGAGTCATTTTCCAATCACCATCTTTATTGACCCAAGCGCAAGCTTTTCGTAAACCTGATGTACTGAATCTATGGTCTCTTTTATTAAAAAAGAGTTCAATGTCTCGTTTACGGCAAATATCTTTACCTGTAAATTCTTTATCTCTATATTCATCACCTAAAATACGAACATCAATATGATACAATTCCAAAATATCCATAAGGTCTCGCTCAGAGTTATAAGGAATAATCTCGTCGACATATCCAATTGCTTTAAGCTGTGTATATCTTTCAACAATTGTTTGTATAGGTGGGTTCTTTTCTTTAGGTCTATCTAATGCAGGGTCCATTTGTAATCCTACCATTAAATAATCACATTGTGCTTTAGCATCTCTTAACATCTGTACATGACCTGCATGTAATAAATCAAATGCGCTACATGTAAAACCAATTCTCATAATATTCTCCAATCATTTTTCATTTCCAATTATATATTATAACACATTTTAAAGTGTTTGTCAACCCTAATCTGTAGGTGCTGTATTCGCAATTTTATCTGCGTAATCCCAATTATCATCAAATTCAATCAAGCTATAATCAACTGAGAGGTCTGGGTTTGTTGTAGCTGTATTAGCAGCTGTCATACCTGGTTGTAAGGTATAAAATTCTTCTGGCGTTGTATTTGTATCTGAATCTGTAGCATATCGTATATCGATAAACTTGATAATACCAGTTTCTTTTTCTGGCCCAAAGAACCATGCTTTCATAGTAAAGTTAAGTGTATAAACAATACTCCTTCGCTCTTCAAAATTACCTTCGTAAACTTCGTCCATTGATACACCGCTTAAAACAAGTGGAATATCAAGTGGTTCTAAACCATCAATTAATTTTACTGTTCTTGTATAGTCTGGGTTAAAGAATGGAACAATTTGTTCTAATAACTTTACTGCATCCTCTTGGTATTTAGTCATAATATACAAAGAGAAATCTAAATTATATGGTGTGCCACCGTATACGAAATTTCTTCCACCTGTTATATCGTCTGTAACAGTTTTTCGTATTTTACTAATTGGTGATAATTTACGGTCAGAATCATATTGCATATTCGTCATTTCAAACGACATACGAGGTAAGTTAATTGCTGACTTAGCTTTAAAATCTGGATTCTGTTCAAGTCGAGATAATATCTTTTGGAATGGTGCGTAAGATATAGGAACAATCATTGATTGTTGTGTAACACCACCATTGTCAACTCTTTTAACTTGAAGCTGATTAAAGTATGTACCAAATAAAGCTACATATTTTCGAGTAGTTCCGTTATAAAAATAATTTGCTATGGCCATTAGGAATCACTTATAGTAATGTTTTCTGTGAATGGGTCTTGGTCAGAGAAGTCAAGAATGTTATCGCCTTCTTGCTCAAACGTAAAGTTATCTGCTAACGAGTCATAACCTTGAGCATCAGTATTAGATAAACCTTGAAGTGTTGTAGTAACTGTAGTATCGATATCATCAAAGTAATCATCAATAGCTGGGAACCCAGTATTGAATCTTTGACCACTATACTCAATTAACTCACATCTCATATCTTGTACTTGTAATGCTCCACTTTGATAGAATACGCTTTCATGTTCTACGAATTTAATCTCAAACATTTTTTCGTTAAGTGGGAAGTATATTAAATCGCCTTCACGAGGTCTTATAATTTCAACAACTTCACGAGTTACATATTTTTCGAATGTTCTATTTGCTACGCAGAACGTAATACTATCACGAATTTGTAAACCGAATTTAGATAGGAAATCGCCTTCACCTTCAAAGCCATCAACATTTTTAACATAAGCTTCGAACTGAAACATTTCATCGTATATTGGCAAGTCGTCTTCGTTTAGTACTTCGTCAACAGCACCAAGAGAACGCTTGATGTACATTACATCTACGCCATAAATCTTAATGCTCTCAATAACTAAATCGTCAATTAAATTTTGCTCGTTAAAGTTATCGTAGTTTCTAAAGAATACATTTGTTGCCATAGCAGTATGTTATCCAATAAAGTTGTAGGTGAGTGGTTGGTAAGCTCTGATCGCTTCTTCTTCCATTGCTTTTCTTTCTTCTCTTGCTTCGGAAAGAATTTGTTCACCGTTAAACGAAACACCACCAACAAGCTGCATATTAGTAAATTTAGTTAAATTGAGTCCCCATTGTTCTTTAATTAAAACAGTAGCATAATTTTGTAACCAACGATCACCCCAAACGTCACCATAAGTATCACCATCAATAACATCATAAGCTTCAACAATAATAAATTGTCCAACTGTAAGAAAGTCTTTAGTAACATCGATGTGTAATTTGTTGACATGTTTGTTATAACGAATCATTGGTTTACCTACAAGAATTTCTTGTAAGAATTGAAGATGGCTCATTGCCATATAATAATTCTGAACATTATAACCAGTAATATCTTGAATGTTATTTAAAACAAATTGGTACTGAACGTTAAATATACCTGAACCAGTTGATAAGCTTGTGGTTAATGGGAATATACCTGAAATGCCTAAAAGTGTCTCTGGTAAAGAGATATAGCCATTCTCTCTATCACCTCTCGTTACAGTTGTAATAGTAGCTGTAACTCCAGAGTTTTGACCTGTTACTGTTTCGTTTGCTTGAAATTTAATTAATTCTTTGTGAGTAAGATTGTCATATCTTAATGTTGTACCAGTAGAGTCTTTAGAAACTTTAGCAGTAGCACCTGATGTTCCACCGGTTACCGTTTCACCAAATACAAAATTTCCTGCAACTGATGCATCAAGTTCTAATACACTACCAGTAATTTTATGCTTTAAATAAACTTGTTGACTTCCGTTATAGTGATAATCACGCCAAAAAGAAACAGCTTCGTCAATACGATCTTCTACTTGTTCTTCGGCAACATTAATCTCAATAACTGGAGCACCAATTTTTCTAAGAATATAATCTTTAAAAAGTTCTCTTGAGTTTGGTATTGACATTTTTTTCTCTTTTACCTATATTATATTATTTATTTTAATAAACACTGTCAGCAGTTGTTTGAGCTCTCATGCGTATTGATTTTACTAGAGTATCACCAGAAGTAGCTGTTCTTGCATAAAAATCTAATCGGCCATCTAATGTATAAATGGCTGATGAATCACTCATAGTACCAGTTGTTTGTATAAACGCAAGAGTTACACCAGTGCTCATGTCATTTGCTGTTGTTTTCCAACCAGAATCCATAGCACTTAATGTAGTATTATTAGGAACTGCAGTTCCGTCAAAAGTTTTTACAGGCTGAAGTGCACCACCGCCACCGGTTCCAGATGATGATGAAGTTGTTGGAGTAAATACTGCTCGTATTCCAGTAATAGCTGCTGTTGCATTAAATGAGTAATGTGTTTCAGAAGGTACACTACGAACTACTGCATAATAAGTATCATCATTATAAACTTCTTGATAGGCTCCTACTGTATATGTATAGTTATCACTGTCACCAGAAACGGAGTCGCCTGGAGACCAGGTTGAACTTAAAACATAACCAGCATCATATACTTTTACACTGTTGTAGTAAATATCATCTCTTACTGTATCATTATAACCTTCGCCGTCTACAACTTGCCGCTCTCTTACGCCGTAAGAATAAGTACCTAAGCTTCTGTTATATTGTGAACCATCATCTTCACCAGTAGCACCTTCGAAGCTATTTGTAGCAGGACTTCCTGATGCAGCAGGTCGGTTTGAGTATGTGGAATCAGATGTACCAGTTTCTCCAGTTGCACTACTATCATCAGTAACTGTAATTCTAAGACCATTTGTGCCGGACCTGAACCATTTTATGCTACCGTCCGCGGTCGCAGCGCAATTTCCTGGTGCATTTGCAAATCCAATTTGTAACCAACGAACACCAAGGTCGTTACTACCTGCGTCGTCTATACTTCTAATTTCTTCTGTTACAACAGTACCGGCTATGCTATTACCAGCGCTTATTCCGCCAGTTCCACCAGTTACTTTAAAACCTGAACCTTGTTGAAATGAATGTGTTGGCATAATATCTCCTTAAGCGTTACCTATGTATCTCATCTCGTAATAACCTGTATCTAATATTGTTGAACCACCTGAGTTAGATGAAATTTCAACTTTAATTACACAATTTTCATCGGCATATGTGGTTATGTCTCTAGAATCTCTTACTTGAAACTCTCTATTAGACGTTAATGCAATCCACGAATTAAGAGTATCACTATCAGAAGTACTTATGTTTTTAGTACCACCAAAATTTGTTACTCTAATATAATATGTTTGTGACGGTGTAATATTATTCCATTGAGTTGATGAATGTAGATATCTACCTTGACCACCAATATTGTATACAGATTCATATTTGTAAATATTTCCGTCTGCAGCAAATTCCCAGCCCATAACTAAATCATTATTATTACTACCAGGAAAGTCGGTGAAAGTAATTGGAGTACCAGTTGTTCCAGATAGTGCTACAGCTTCTGTAGGTTGAGATGACTGAGCATCAAAT